TTTTTAATATGAATAGGAAAAAATATGTCAGGTAGAGGAATAACAAATCCGATGTTTTTCATCGGAGTCGTGGAAGATATCTTAGACGGAGGTCGAATGGGCCGAGTCAAGGTTCGTGCATTTGGTACGCATGGTACTAAAGGTGAAGTTCCTACTGAAGATTTACCTTGGGCAACTTGTGTTTCTGGTAACTATGATGTCAACCACACTCCACCCCCGCTAAACTCATTTGTTTTTGGAATGTTTTTAGATGGAGCTGATGGTCAACATCCTATGGTATTAGGTTTAATTCCTGGTCAGTATGTAGATAAACGTGACCCAGAAAATGATGGTATCGGTGTTATACCACCGTTTGCAAAAGCATTAATGGCAATGTTTAATTCACCTGCAGATATTGGTGAAGTTCAAAAGAGTAAACTGTCTAGAGCTGAAAACTTAGACAATACTTATATTGGACCAAGAGATGCAAAATCAGTACAAAGACAACACATTGCAGATTCAGATTTAACATGGTCTGAACCACCTCCTGCTTATGCAACAAGATATCCATTTAATAAAGTTATAGAAACAGCCGGTGGTCACAGTATAGAATTAGATGATACACCAGGCGCAGAGCGTATTTCAATTAACCATATCTCTGGTGCCTATGTTGAAATAGATGCAATAGGTTCAGTTAAAGAAAGAGCAGAAGGTGATCGCTACGAAATTAATATTGGAACTAAACACGAATCATCAGGCCATTCGGTAGTTACTATTAATGGTAATTCTCATGTCTATGTTAAAGGTAATAAGACAGAAGAGATTATGGGTAACTATAAACGAATTGTTCACGGTGAAAACGAAGTGACTTCTGGTGGTCAATCTTATTATAATGCAGGTGGTCATTTATTCCTTCGTGGTGCATCTACAAAAATTGAAGGTAATGCAGAAAGAGTAACAATATTCGGTAGAAACGAAGTTCAGATTGAAGCAGAACAACAAGTTAATGTGGTATCAAATCATATTAAAAATACAGCAATGATGGCCTTTAGTGCTTACGGTAATAAAGCAGTAAGACTAACAACTCCAGCTGATATGCACTTTGTTGCTTCTAATATTATTAATACAGCGAATGGTTTAATTCCATCGACTCCACTTACAGGTGGTGTTGGTTTACCAGGGTTCTCTATTAATGCTTCTGCAGTACATATTGGCGGATACAGCACAGGTACAGTTCCAGCAGTAATTCCTACTGTTGTTGGTATTAATGGATTAGTTAATGCAACAACTATGAATACTGGAATATTAACAGCAACCACAGGAAATATAACAGGACTTAACTCAGGTATTATTACAGCTAAGGCAGTGAATACTACAGTACTTGCAGCACCTCCACCTATTGCACCGCCCGGCACAAGTGGTGGTCCATGTTTACCTGGTCCTGGTCGTATCATGTCACTTCCAACTGTTCCGACTATTCCAACAATACCACCTATTACATTACCTGCAATTAGTATATTTGCACCAAGTCTTGTACCTGGTACAATTTCAGGTATTGCATATCCTAATGGTAATGGAGCAGGATTCTTAGCTACAGTATTAACATCACCATTTAGTGTATTAGGATTTGACGTTAATATATTACCACAAGGTGGATTAGGAATACCTCGTATTCAAATGCCACCACCTGCAAGTCATGGTTGTTCAATTGTACCAGGTGGATATTATTCATTAGGTTATCAATTAGGATTCTGCGAATCTATGGAGAGTGAAGCATAATGGCTAGTAGTTGCGTAGACAGAAGAAGTCAAACATTCCTTAATAATCAAAACTTAGATACAGGACCAACTGTAAAGCTTGATGGTACATATACATCTGCACAAATTGATGTTTTTGCACAAGAGCTTGCTGATAATATTGTAGCAGAAAGTAATAATAATCCAATTAAAAAGATGATTAATAAGTTTGGTAATGGTTTCGGCGAAAGTGTTGATTTTATTAATGGAGCTTTTAGAAATTATAATACAACTGGTTATCCGTCATTAGATAATAGATTTGGTAGAGGTAATGTTTCAAACCTTGAAATGGCTGATTTTATGGAGTCATTTAATTATTCGCCTAATGGATTACAAAACCAAGTACCTGATAAATTACTCGGTGACTTAGAAAAATATTACGCCGGTGATATCTTTGAAAGTATATTAGGTGGTTTCTGTAATAGCATGAATAATCTATTTAATCAGATAGATGCATTTTATGATTTAATTGGTGAAGTCGATGGCCTCATTAATGATATCAATGCAGCATATCAAAAAATATTAATCTTTGCACAAACAGGTAGATACGAAGGCAGAACTCCACTTGAAATAATAGAACAAGAAATTGTTCAAAAATTAATGGAAGAGATACAGAAAAAGATTATCGACTCTGTTATTAAAATATATGAAAAAATAATGGATGCGATTGATAACTTTGATATCGTAGACCAAATTGGAGATTTAGTTGTAGGTATTGACAAAACTCATACAAAGTATATAATGACTCGAAAAGAGCGTATGTGTAATGAGTTAACAGAAGAGCAACAGAAAAAAGTTAAAGATAGATTAAAAGGGTTTATGGATTATGCTTTTAGTTTATTTGAAAATATGGATTTAGCAACTATGCAATTCTTGGTTGCACGTTTCTGTGCACTTGCAAGTAATGTTGAAGCACTTGTTAATGAAATTAAGAATCCATTAGATGATTATGGTAATAGATATCAAAGAGTAATTAAGAGATTACAAGCTATTGGTAACCAAAACACATCTACAGCCATTCGTAATGGTGCAATAAGATTTTCAAGAGAAAAAAGAGAAGGCGACATAAATAGCCTAAATAGTTTATGGAATGAGGGAAATGCGAATAATGTTCCTCAAACAGTCGGTGGTTACGAACGTGTTGATGTAAAACCAATCACCGCACAAGATTACAAAGATTTACCTAAGTGTATGGCTGTAATGAAAGGCAGCGAAATATTTAAATTTGAAGGTGATGTATTTGATGAGAAAGAAGGCGTTGGACTTCCTGCATATACACATATTGATTTAGATGTTAAAGTATATCTTAAAAGATTACAAGCAATTTACGGTAATACAATGGTTATAACAAATGGTTGGGTAAACCAAGAATATAACCAAAAGGTGTTAAAAAAGGAAAATGATAATCCTCACCTTAGTGGACTCGTTATAGATATTAAAAGGGACCCTGCATTTGAATCTGCTTTTAATGATATCCCAGAAGCAGAAAAGGGATTAGGAGCAAACTTTACTGAAGACTGGATTGAATTGTTCGTTAAAAACGCAAAGCAATCTGGATTTTTAGGTGTTGTTATATATGATAACCATATTCATTTAGACATTAGAGAAATAGTAAGATGACAATAAGTGTAAAAACTCCGGTTACTAAAAAGCCGAATTTATATAGCGATTTCCACAAGGATTTGCGCGTTAGTCCTATTTCAAAAGATATTGCTTTATTAAAAGACGAAGACGCAGTTAAACAAAGTATTAAAAATTTAATTTTAACAGACCCAGGTGAGAGATTAATGCAACCCTATGTTGGTGGTGGTATTAAAGGATTATTATTTGAAAATATTACGCCTGGTGTTTTAAAAGTTATCGAAACAAGATGTAGAGATACAATAAACACATTTGAATCTAGAGCAGAATTAATTAATGTTACTGCTTCTAGCACCTATGACGATAACACAGTAAACGTATTCATACAGTTTTATATCAGGAATGTTGACAAACCAATTACTCTTGATTTAATTTTAGAAAGGATAAGATAAGATGGCCAATCCAAAAACTCCAATTACAGAACTCGACTTTGATTCGATAAAAAGTCAGTTAAAAACATATCTGCAAACGCAGACTCAATTTAAAGATTATAACTTTGAAGGTAGTAACATGAGTGCATTACTTGATGTACTATCATTTAATACTTTCCAAAATAATTTTTACACAAACATGACAATGAACGAAATGTTTTTAGACTCGGCCGTCCTTAAAAACTCTATCGTTTCTCATGCAAAAGAATTAAACTATATTCCAAGGTCTCGTAAATCTGCTAAAGCAACAGTTCGTGTTACTATTACAGATGAGAACGCAACAGACAGTACAATTGTTATTCCACAATATTCTACATTTACAGCAAACTATCAAGGTGAGTTATTTACCTTTGTAACGAATCAAACATATGTTGCAAGACGAACTGCACCTAGTGTATATACTGCTGATAGTGTTGACATATTTGAAGGTAGTATGTTAGCATCATTCCAAAGAGAAGGATTTATTGTTGATGGTGACGGAGTACTTCGTGTTCAATTAACAAACGATGAAGTTGATACAGATAGTATTGTTGTCTTTGTTGATGCAGAAGAAACAGAAGACCGTAATGTATTTACTCGTGCTAATACAATATATGGTGTTAAACCAACTGATAAGGTATTTTATTTAGAGCCTTATTTAGATAACAGATATGCAGTTTATTTTGGTAAAAACGAATTTGGTTTACAGCCAGAAGAGTTTGAAGATGTAAGAGTAAGATATAGAATTTGTTCGGGTGAATTACCAAATGGTGCTTCTGCATTTACGGCAAGTTTTATTGAAGGTGCTACTATTGCAGTTACAACTCTTGTAGCAGCATCAGGTGGTTTAGAGCGTGAGAGTATGGAAAGTATTAGATACTTTGCTCCTAAAGCATTAGCAGTACAAGAACGTGCAGTTACGACTAAAGATTACGAAGTATTATTACAACAAGCATTCCCAGAGATTACAGCAGTAAGTGCTTATGGTGGTGAAGAATTAGACCCACCTCAATTTGGTCGTGTTGCAATATCTGTTTATTTAGATTCAGAAACAACACTGATTAGTTCAACACTTGCAAATACTTATATTAATTACTTATCTGAAAAGAGTCCATTAGGTATTGAACCAATCTTTGTTCAAACAAAATTTGTGTATGCTGATGTTATTGCAGATATTGTTTATACTAATAAGAGTACAGAAAAATCAAAAGACGAACTTGAAGCATTAGTAAGAAGCTCAATTAAATCTTATTCAGAAACTACATTAGAAGATTTTAATACAAAATTAAGAGGAAGTAAATTAGCAGCACAGGTTGATGCAGTTGATACAGCAATATTAAGTACTGGGTTAACGATCATGCCAATCATTGATTGGAGTCCTCAGATTAATATTAAAGAAACACCAATATTTAGATTTGAAACAGAATTAGTTAAACCTTATCCATTTAGAGAAGCAACAGGATTTAAAGAATATAAACCTGCTGTTAAGAGTACACCATTTGATATCGAAGGTACTTGTGTTTATTTACAAGATGATGGTTTAGGTAATCTTATGTTTATTGTAGATGACATAACAAATCCATCAGTATTTAAACCTAAAGTAGGAACAATAGATTATACAAAGGGTTTAATTACTTTAAATACAGTTCTCATTGAAGCATTCGATGGAGCATCAGTTAAAATTATGGTAAGACCAAAAGATAGTACTATTAAATCCGCTCAAGGGCGTGTGTTTATAATCAGAGATGAAGATGTACAAGTCAATATGATACTTGATGAAAAACCAATTGCTGGAACGACCGCGTCGTCATCTGCTATTGGCACACTATCAGGTTCAACAAATAGTAGTTATTAATAATAGGAATAATATAAATGGCTGAAGATTATTCGCAGATAGAAAAAAGTATAAGCTTTTTTATTAATCAGCAATTCCCTGCAATCTATCGTGAAGATGGACCAGAACTTGTTCAGCTCGCTCGTGATTATTATAAGTGGATGGAAACAGCAACCAACCAATCTACTTATGTTGCTAGACGTTTTTACGAATATAAAGATATTGATACAACAATTAAAGATTTACTTATCTTTTATAAAAACAAATATTTAGTTGACCTTGAACTTAAAGAATCTATTGTACCATTCCTTGTTAAAAATATATTAGACCTTTATCGCAGAAAAGGTACTAAGGCTGGTATTGAGTTATTCTTTGCAACATTCTATAAAGAATATGATATTGAAATAGTTTATCCTTCTAATAAGATGTTAAAAGCTTCGAACTCTGAATGGAAAGAAGGTAATTTCCTACAGATGCTTCCTAACGATAATTTATTTTTAAGTGATACAACAAGTATTCAATATACTTATGCAAATTTAATTTCTCGTGTTATAACAGGTACTGTTTCTCAAGCAAAAGCTTCTGTATCTAAAATCAATTCAATGTTAATTAACGGTAGATATACTCCTATTATTTACATTGATAATGTTCAAGGTACTTTCTTAAAATACGATAGAATTTATACTAATATTAATGGTGAATCTATAGAGTTCGGTGTTGTCGGTGGTTCTCTTAGTGAATTTATTGTTGATGAAACATTACCAAGATTAGCAAATAAGAAAGTTGGTGATTTAGTTAAAATAGCACCAGATAGTTTTGAAGGTGGTGGCGGTGAAGGTATTGTTACAGATGTAACCGATGCGGTTAATGCAGTTGCTACATATAGGTATGTTGATGGTGGTTACGGTTATACAGTTGCAAATACTAGTTTATTAGTTTCCAACCAAGCAATTAATACAGACCCTTCTAATCAAGTACAATTTGAATTATACGAAAGACTTGTAGATACATCTGGAAACGAAGGTTATGTTTTAGGTCAAAGTGATTATAATATCGGTGTTAAAATGACATCAGGTACATTTGACCATGCAAGACCAATTTCAACTGTAGACAGAAATCCTAATATTAATTTAAGAAATAGTGGCATACAAATTGGTGTATCACCATTTAACGATTCATCACCTGTCCAATTCCCAGCTGTTTTATATCCAGAAGGTACACCACCTGATGCTAATACAGATGTTTATGCTGTTATTTCAGATACAGAAACAGTTAATCTCATTACAGACCCGATTGCTCCTTATTTAAATATTCAACTTAATGCGGCTGATTATGGAGCAATAACTCCTATGTCAGGTAGTGCTTCTCCAGTTGACATTACTACAATTCTTTCAAATGCATTTGATATATCAGGTATAGAAATTGGTAAAATAGATATATTTGAAAATGTTAACCCAGGTTCTAATTATAGCTTTGAAATTTTTGCAAGAGCAAAAGATGATTTAATTACTAAATTTGAAAAACGTGGTCAAGTTGTAAGATTATCGAACTTACAAGATGCTGCATTATTTAATGTTAATGAAAGTATTACTGAAGAAACTACATTAACTACAGCTACTATACTCAGAATAGATGCTGTACAAGGATTACTTTATATCTTACCAAACTCTTGGGAAGGATTTACTGGTATAAATGATATTGTTCGTTCCAACAATGATGTATTTACTGTTTCTGGTGTAAGTACAGATTTCAGCAGTCGCTTCTATGGTGATAATGCAATTATTAATGCTCGTGCAGAATTTGAAACAGGTTATATTAATAAAGTTGCAATCAATAATTCTGGATTCTCTTATGTTGATACTGACACTGGTACATTACGAGACCCTACTGACAATAGTATAGTTTTAGCAAGTGGAACAATACGAGCATTAGAGCAAGGTAAAAATAAAGGTTATTGGAAAGATTATTCATCTCATATTAATGGTTATGTTACTGAGGCTGCAAACAGCGCAGCAATAGATACTTATTATAATTCAGGTATGAGAATACAAGACAGTGATTTCTATCAAGAGTATTCATACCAGATTAAATCAACTCTAGATAAAAGTCAATATGAAAAATTACTAAAAGAAAATGTTCACCTTGCTGGTTCTAAAATGTTTGGTGACTTCATTTACAAATATGGTAATACAGGAAAGACCAAACAAAGATTTATTAGATTCTTTAATGACCAAGGCACAGGCTCACCGCTTGATGTTGCAGACATTACAGATTTAAGAGCATCAGTTACGAACTTCTCAGTAGACAGTACTTATGTTACAGCAGACCATACACCTGGTGGTACAGGTGGTGCAAACTTAAGTGCATCATCTGACCTTACAATTACTAAAAATTGGAGTCAAGGATTCCACGATTATGAAGTAACAATTGGAATGCCTTCAACAGGAAGTGCACCTTATCCAACAGCAATATTATTACATGGTAATGGTGGTAATGGTGCTGCAATGGTAACACAGTTTGGAAGTGAATTACAAGGACATATATTAATTGGTGTACAAGGTTACGCTAACAGTTGGAATATTTCTAACGAAAATAGTAATGGACCTGATATTGAGATGCTTGAAGAACTCATAGCCAATTTAAAACTATTCCAAAATGTCGATGAAACTAAGATTCGTATTATAGGAATAAGTAATGGTGGTGGACTTGCATTGAGAGCAGCAGTAGAAATTGAAGATACTGGTGTTGATGCAATTGCATGTATTATATCACAGACAACGAATGACCAATACAGAAGTGGTCAATTCTATTATCCATCTAATCACGAACAAACAGGTAATGCATATGCAAATGATGGATATGATACATTAGCTACATCATTACCACAAAGAAAGATTTTACAATTAAACGGAAGACTTGATACAACGGTTCCATACAATGGTGGAAACTTTGTAGGACAGACATTCCTCAGTGCACCAAACAGTGCACTTGCATTTGCAAAAACACAAGGATATAATGGTAATTTATTAAGTGGTTCGGCTTATGGGTCGGCAAGTACATTAGTAGATTACGGTAATACAATTTTCTTAAATGATAATGTTGCTCATACAGTATCTACGGATATGTTTAGATTACTTGAAAAGTACTTAGAGAACGATTACGATATATCATACTAGAGATAAATAATAAAATTAAAGATTTTTAAAAGAGGACGCTATGGCCAAGCAAACAATTAATATCGGAGCATCTGCGAATGACGGGACAGGTGACCCGTTACGTAATTCTTTCGATAAAGCAAACGATAACTTCAATGAATTATACCTAGCATTAGGTAGTTCAACATCTGCTACCAATCTATTTGATAGTAATGGTAATTTAGATTTAACAGGTAAACCACATAAAATATCATTCTATTATGATACACTGGTAAGTTTACAAGCACTGAACCCTGGTACTTATCACGGAGCTATCGGCCATGCTCACGATACCGGTTCATTGTACTATGCTCACGGTTCTTGGAGAAGATTACTTGCAGATACTTCTGCTGGTTCAATACAAAATTATACAGACCCTCTTGCTCCTCATGTCTATGCAAATAATGTTACCAACGCAGAAACATCTGATTATGTATTAAAAACAAATGCAGATGGTACTTATACTTGGGTTGAAATGGCTGGTGGTGGAGGCGGTGGTTCATACAATAACGCTGCTGTTGATACTCACTTAAATACTTCAAGCGCAGGTACTAACGAAGTATTACAATGGGATGGTTCTGATTATACATGGGCTGCACTATCAAGTGGTGGAAGTACTCAAAACTTATTTGAAACAATAACAGTAGCAGGTCAATCTAATATAGTTGCAGATAGCGCAACGGACGGATTAACAATTGTTGCTGGTTCTAATATGACCATTACAACAGATGCATCTTCAGATACTATTACTTTTAACGCATCAGGTGGTGGAGGCGGTGGTGGTACTGACCTTAACAGCTTAACCGGTGGAACAATCGATGTAGCAGCAGATAGTATTGGATTTATTGATGCTGGTGATTCTAATAATTCTAAGAAAGATACTATTGTTGATTTTGTTACAGCAATTGCTGGTACTAATGTTACAGCTTCAAACGGAGTATTAAGTGTTGCAGCACCAGGAAATACATATACAGATTCTGATGTTAATACACATTTAAATACATCTAGTGCAAGTTCTAATCAGTTTTTACAATGGAGTGGTTCTGATTTTCAATGGGCTGCAGCAAGTGGTGGAGGCGGTGGTGCTTCAAGAGTACAAGAAGCAGAAACAACTTCGTCAATCGCAAATGGAGCATCAGCTGATGTAGCATATTCAACATTAGGCAAATCATTCGCATTACAAAAAGTTACAGTAAATAAGCAATGTTGGGTAAGGATTTATTCTGATACAGCATCAAGAACTGCAGACGCAGGAAGAACACAAGGAACTGACCCATCAGATGGCTCAGGTGTTATTGCAGAATTTATTGCAACAGCTGGTGGTAATACTGAATTTAAAATCACACCATCTATTATGGGATGGCTTGATGACAGTGAAACTTCAGTTCCAGTAGCAGTACAAAATAATTCTGGAAGTGCAGGAACAGTTACAGTTACTATCGACGTATTAAAACTAGAGAGTTAAAATAAATGAGCAAACGTATTCATAACGTTATATTTCAGCCAGGGACAGATGAAGCAGATTTTCTAGCTAATGAAGCAGCTGGAATGCAAGTTCATTGTAACTTTGATTTATGGGATGGTATGATTGCGATGATGTTGACTGACGAAGAAGCAGAAACATTAAGAGCAAGTTCTAAAGTAATTGAATGTGGACCAGAAAGAGATGTACAAGAATTAGTATCATATCCATCTACTACTCCAAGATACGAAACAAGCAGTGTAACATACAGAACTAAATTTAATCCTAGTGGTAATGGTGCAGAAAATACTGGTTTAAATATGTTTTTTACGAGCGAGTTTAAAACAGCAGATGGTACACAGCCATTTGGTTATTTTCAAGGTACTGAATATCAATTTGATGATACTGTTAAAAGCAATTATCTTGGTGAATATGTAGATATTGTTGCTATTGAAGCAGGGGCTCCATCTGCAGGTAATGCAGGTCACGAAGACCACGTTGATTTTGAAGAATGGGATACTAATAATTCTAAATTCGTTCCTATGGATTGGAGCGATGTTTCTGGTTCAATGTCTTCAGCAAGAAACAATCAAGTAACTAATAATAATACAAACTGGTTCTCATCTCATGCAATTGGTGTACTCAGTGCAGCAGGTGGTAAATATTGTGGTTGGGGTAAAAAAAGTACATTAAGAGTTATGTATTTAGCTGATGGTGTAACAACTGCTTATTATGCAGCATTAAGTTGGCACATTAGTAAACCCGTTAATCCTGCTACAGGAGTTCGTAATGCAACTGTCGTAACAGGAGCATGGGGATTCATAGGAGTTGACCACGAAAGATTCTATAAAATAAATGATATCAGTCAGATTGTAGCATATCAAGCAGATGGTTCATCTGAAACAATCACTCGTAATAATAGTTATAAACCAAAAACTTGGAATATTACAATGACTGCTTCAGGCTCAAGTGCTTATCAAGTAACTGGTGATGATAGAATTTATGCTAAAGCTGCGGGTGATATACAAGTTAATAATAGAATAATTACTGTAAAACCAGGTGATACTGTAGTTATTAATAATCAAGCATCTGGTGGACATCCATTATATATTAGAAAAAACGGAGTTAATGTTGCAGGAGTAAGCGGTCAAGGAACA